CCGCTGGTAGGGGTTGGCTTGGATGCACTCCCAATCCTCTCCCGGTTCTGGACAAAGAATGCCGGTGTCTCCGTTCCAGTAGTCGATGCACTCTTGGCAGTTTTCCAACCAAGGGTAGACGTTATCTGGTCTGCGGTTCTTGAAGATGTCGCCTTCAATTGCCCAATAAAATGATCGTTCTGGCGACTCGTAACCACGGGTACAGCCAATCATGTAGGGCCGTCGTGGATCTCCGTTGGGGTAGGAGAAGTCAGGATCAAACCCAGTCTGGATGTAGACATCAAACGTGCGGCCAAATGGAGTAAGACGACCAAGGTCATCAATCCACATAGCCACTGCGTCGGGGTCAGACGGAGGACCGCTCTGGGCTACCAGCAGTGAGCAGAGCAGGCTCAACATTTAATAACCGCCTATCGTCGGAATCTTCAATCGTGTTCGTTTTGCAGCCCGACGAAGATCCTTGTAGCGGGCACGAGCAGGTTGATCAGCCTTTGTAGATTTCCGCTTGGCGTAGCCCTTCGCTGGGAAGTTTGCAGCATTTACCCGTGGGGGAGGCAGATCAGCAGCCGCTTGCCCTACGCTTGGGAACATGATGCGATTGATCTGTGCCGCTTTGCCAAAGAAATCTGTAGCAGTTTCGACGCTTCTAATAGTAGCCCTTTGTGCTTTTTTCTGCTGACGACCTGCTTTTGAAAACTCATCTGGGAACTTAGATGCAAACATTACTTTCCCCCCTTTTTGGGTTTCTTCTTAATCGGGACTGGCTTTGGTTTTCCGTATCCCACTACTTAACTCCATTCTTGAGGGTAAGACGAGAGCCGGTGTAGCCCATTGCCACCAAGGCGGTGTTCAACAGCGCAACTACCTGAACCCACGGACCCTCGCTAGGAATTGCTCCCGATGCGATTACGGCTCCAATGCCAACAGCGGCAAGAGAAAGCCAGAATTCAGTAGTTTTGTATCCGGTTTTGTTTTGTTCCATGATTACTCCTTAGAGAACTTGACTTTGGGAAAGGCGGTTTTCAATTGAACGTCGGTACGCAGGGTCTGTCTTATACCGAGGATCTTTCATTGCTTCGGTGACTTGGGCCAACGATTGGAATGCTTCTGATGCACCTTGATGTCCAGTCGAGCCTTGCAGTAACTCTGGACGAGGGGAATTGCCAGCGGCCTCCCACTGGTTTCGGACACTGTTTACTGCGAACATCACAGAATTAGTGTCGCCACCCATCACAATTCGATTAAACGTGTCGATAGATGTCTCATCCATGTTTTCAGCAGCCCACTGCATCATGGAGTTGTATGCGTCTTCGCCACCGACAGAGTTGTAAACAGACATCATTTCCATTTGAGTCTGGGCTTGCATGCCTTCAACGTAGCGATCTACCATTTCACGAGGAATTCCCCGCTGGGCAATAGCATCACGCGATGTTTCAGACAGATCCCCAGTTTGCTCAAACTCTGCGGTAAACGGCATCATGTCTTCTTCAGACAGGGGGTTGATGGTTGTCGTTTCGTTTTCGGCTACGTCTTCCTCCCCGTTTCGGATTCTGGAGTATTCGGCTTGGAGGGATTGGTAGGCCGCTGCAAGTGCTTCAGGCGAGTCGAACTTCTCAGGAAGCCATCCGGGTCGTTCGTCGGCATGTTGTTCAACTTGGCCTTCTTCCGGGGCTTGCGGCTCACTTGCTTGCTGCTCCATTGTTGCTGCTTCTTCCTCTAGCGAGGGGTTGTCAGGCATATCGGGGATAACTTGTACGGATTGGTGGTCACTCATTGTTAAAGATTTTCTGTTGGGGTTGTGGTCTGTGCAGCAGCATCAGCCATCATTTGCGGGCCAGCCTGCTGTGCCATTTGTGCCATCATCGCCTGTTGTCTTTGTTGAACGAGTTCTTCTTCGGTACGCACCAGACCCTTACGGTCAATACCAAGCGATGCAGCACGGCGGCTTAGATATTCAGGGACATTGACATATTCTTGGAGGGCTTGTGGCCCAAGCATTTGTGCGATGCCGCCAAGATAAAGGTCAAGACGATTTAGATCAGATCCACGACCCAGAGCCTCGACTCCGGTAATGATTGTTGGTGAGATCATATCTGAAGGCATCTTAGGTAATTTCTTCGATTTAGACATCTGCAACATCACACGCCGCAGCATGGGAAGTTGGAAGTCCTGAGAAAGTACGGAGTAGATACCGCCGAGTTGTTTTTCAATAGATTGCGTCACCAGCCGGACTTCTTCAGCCGTGACCCGATCCGCATTACGAATAGTTGATTCGGTGAGGAGGAACGCATACGAAAGGCGATCTTCAATTTGCTTGATGGTACTAAAAGCAATGCTGAAATCCGCCGCTTTCTGCGTTTGCAATACACTGACATCATTTGCTGATCCTTCCCGAATTGCTCCGTTTGGTGATTCTGAAAGCGTTCTGGCTCGTGTAGTTCCGTTTGGGCTGACCAGAAACAGGACTTTAGCAGCCGCCGCTGATCCTTCGACGATTGACTTAGTAAGACCCTCAAGGCTTGACAGATCGCCAAAGTATTGTTCGACATACCCGCGACCATAATCTTCGCCATCCACCCGGACCATCCGAAGAGCAAGGAAAGGTGCTTCTTCTTTCTTGTACCGCTGAGTAACCTCTGGAACCGGAACGCCGCCGACTTCCTGAGTCACTTCTACAGTTTTGTCGTCAATTACCTCCTGCTTGGTGAACATCTCTACCGTTTGTTTGGAAGAGTCCACACTTGCCATGACCTTAGAACGGACGGCTGGAGGGAGCATGGTTGGATCTACCGTTTCCTTGAGGATGATGCAACGTGCGTTGCCCTGCGGATCTCGCTTTACGACAAAGCGGTCAAGGCGACATACGCGGACTGGTAGATCCTCCGGCATGTAGATAAGAACATTTCCAGCAATAATGAGGTGCTTAAGAGCCTCAAACAGGGCGACCCGCATATTGCCGGATTCAATTTCCTTGCTGATTGACCGCTCGATTTGGGAGAGTGAATCTTCTACCTCAGAGCGAATCTTTGGATCAATGCCCTCAAGTTTTCTCTCTTCAGCCTCGTCGAGTACAAGTCGAAAGAAAGGTGCGTTGGGAGGGAGTAGAGAAAGTAGCAGGGCAGAGGCGAGGTTATTTACACCCCTAGCACCAACAGACTGGTACGGGGTCGTAAATCTAGTTGCGGAGTTGTTGCCTTCGTCAGGCAAAAGGGTCGGAATGGTTATGCGGGATGAGTCACGACCGCGATTCAAATAGGAATGCCGCTGTGCAGCCCATCGCTCGTAGAGTGCTTTTGTCGAGCCGGTGCTGTACATCAGTATTGTCTCTTAGGAATGACCATCATTGACTTACCACCCATCTTCCCCATACGACGCTTTTGCGCTTGAGTACCGGGCCTGTTACGGGCCATGTTCTCCAGTGCAGCCATCATGGGGACACCCATAAGGTCGATTTGCTCAGGTGGGGGTGGTGGAGCAATCGGAGTTAATGGGGTAGGAGTAAATAGATTTCTGCTGCCGCCACCTGTACACATAGGTCACTCCTTTTTCAGGATGTTCTCGTTTTGGTCTAAGAACAGTTGGTTGATGAATCGAACCACACTCCGCTGACCGGAGGCAAACCAGACCTGCTTCTCATCCCAAGAGAGGTCTGCGGATCGTTCGGGAAAACATTCGTTAAGCCGAGTCACAATGGCTTCTGGGATCGCGGGCCAGTTTTGTGACTGGAATTCTGAGGGTACGTTGTTATCGCTCATTCCGTAGAGGTGTCCTTATTAGTGCCAATAGAGTAGGCGTACAGAAGTATAGAGTAGTTAACCAAATCAGTAATGGTATCTTCAAGTTTCTCGTCTTCCACCTTAAATGTCCCAGTCTGGCAGAAAGTGATCAATCGGCTGACTTTATCGGTCATACGGACCAAAAAGCCCTGTTCTGTGGTGGTGATTCCTAACTTTTCTACCCGTGTGAAGTTGAGAAATGGGTCTTCTTGGTTGTCCCCGCCGCTATAGTCATGGTTTTTGCGTTCCATAAGCCGTCTAGCCTTGTTACAGACCTCAGAATGGATTTGCAGTAGTTCGGTGCGGTTCACGGTTGCCATAGAATTGGATCTCCAGTTCGCTCATTGTACTCGCCGGGACGGAGAATCCGAGCCATGCGAGCCTGTAGGAGAGCGTAATCCTCTGTCTCGCCAGCGTTTAGGTATGCGTCACGGACTGTTTCCCACGAGGAGCCATGCTCTTTGAGCAGGCGTTCAGCCGTCTTGGGGCCGATTCCGGGGCAGCCTTTGTAGCCGTCAACCAGATCCCCCATCAGTGCTTGTTTGTAGAAGTTGAAATCTGCTTCTTCACGGTCTACCCACGTTTCACCCTCATCTGGCTTCATTGGGTTGTAGTGACTTCCGTGGATTGTTCGCAAGTCTTTGTCGATGGTCACGATTGTGGAACTTACATACGAGTCAGACAGCAGGCCGAGAACATCGTCAGCCTCCAGATTTTTCCAACAAACACACTCATAGACATCTTCACAGAACTCTCTCAGTTCGTAGTAGATGACCGGCTTTCTCTTCTTCTTCCTGTGCTTCTTGTAGTCAGGGGACAAATCTTTTCGGAAGTTGCGGCCCACATCGCTCAGGGCAATGACCATGTTGTCAGCCTTAAGCCTTTTTTTCAGTTCCGCAAGGTTGGCGTTGAGTTTTCCTCGTGCCACCTTCATGTCGGCGTGGAGAGTCCAGAAGTCATCACCCCAGCAGATAGCCTCTTCCACTGAGGTGGTCACTTCATACAGGACGACATCTCCATCAACCAACAGGGTCTTCATCTTCAGACAACGCTCCTCCTGCTTTCGATGCAAGTTTACCGATTTCGATGAGGCCGACCACCGCGTGGTATGAACCTGAAAAAGCAACAGTAATGTCTTCGCTGCTCTTTGTTCGGTGCATGGCTCCGAGGAACACCATCTCATCAAACCTGTTTTGAAGTTCTTTGATCAGAGCCTCTGATGGGATATCAAACAGATCGTTGTCTTCCATACCACTCATCGCTTTCTACTCCTAGCGTTAAACCCCGCCAACCCAATAATTGATGCGGTTCCCACACACGGTACAAAGAGAGGTGGCCTTTCGTTCAGGTCGAAAAGACTAAACGTGTACTCATCGGGGGCAGAGTAAATCTCAGCATGAACGGCGGGTAAAATCGGAGGTAACTCAGGGAAGAGAGTGGCTCCGGTATAGAAGGAAGTAGAGCGGCGAGGTCTTTTACTTAGTTCTATTGGCCTGTCCACACCTTTAACTACAGCAAGTTCAGGCTCCGTAGGTGAGGTGTCCTGCCGGATTGCCGCAAGCCCGCCCAAGGTGGATGATAGTCCGAGTGCATAGTCAAGAGTTTCCTTGCCCACCAGCGTGCCAAGAACAGCGAGAGCCAGAGTGAGCCTCTTGTTTTTGAGGTTCATCTCTGAGCATCTGCTCTCGCAATCGGCAAGTTGCCGTTGTTCTTGGGCTTGTCGCTTTTCGCAGGCGGAGCAGGTCATCAGTGTGTCTCAGCCCAATTGTAACCGATCTTGTATTCACCTGTTAGGGGGCACTTGACATTGAGGTCGTTACCAGCATCTTTCATGGCATCCACAGCCAACTTGCCTACCTCATCACCCTGACGTTCACGACACTCAATCTGAATTTCATCATGCACATGGGCCACCTGTCTGGCTTTGATGCTTGGCATGTGACTGAGGTAGTTCCACAGGTTGACTGTGGCTTTCTTCATGGCAATAGACCCAGCCGACTGGAGTAAAAGATTCAAGGCAGAATGCTCTGACCTGATCTTCAACTTCCTGCCGTCAAGGGCCACCAAATGCGGGCGTTGCCGAATCGCAGTTTTGATGGCCTGCTGTAGTTTTTGAATGCCGGGCATTCTGCGAAGAAATTGCTGCTTGATGCGGCGACCAGCAGCACGACCACCGCCAACAATGGAACCAATTTTCTCATCACCAGCCCCATAAAGGAATGCGTAGATGAAGGTCTTTGCTTGGTTCCTCGTATCCAAACCCGCCGCCTCTTGGTTAGCCGAGTGGATGTCACCATTCAGGATCTCCTCAATGTAGCGTCCTTGGTCATAGGGGTGAACGTAGTGAGCAAGCATCCGTAATTCTAGCCCGCTCATATCTGCACCCACCAACACGTTGCCCGGCTCCACCATGAAGAGTTCACGGCACTCTTTACCCCACGGGGAGCCTACGCTGGGGACTTGAGCCATGTTGGGCTTGCTGTGTGTGCATCGCGTAGACACGCACCCACATGGATTTACAGAGCCGTGGATTCTTCCCCCTTTCTCCAACCTGAGCCATGCGTTTTCCCCCTCGGCCAGTTGGCCCAGACGCTTGTTGACAAGCAAGTATCTGGCAACCAACTTGGCTTCGGGGTAAGGGAGGGACTGCAATACCGTTTCATCTACCTTGGGTTGACCGGATTCCGTAAAGTCAGCGGGTTCCCAATCGTACTTCTCAATCAATCTCTCCGCGATTTGCTTTCTACTGGCAGGATTGAACGGTACTTCTTTGGTTTTTGTCTTCAACTGGAGGATGGCTGGAGGGAAGACTTCTTGGAGTTGCTCTTTGATGCGACACTTCTCATCGAGCAGCGTGGAGTGTAAGGCTCTAGCCCTTTCTCCGTCGAACACGAATCCGTTGATCTCTTGTGCGTGAATGATTGCCGCGAAATCGTGTTCCAGTTGGGTGGGGCGGAAGTCGGGGTCTTCCTCTTGTATTCGCTTCCAGAGAGCGGCGGTCACTGCTACGTCCTGCTTGCAGTATTCAGCCATCTCTGGAGTGAAGCATGACCAGTCAGTGTCCTCACCAAAGTCACCTTTGTGGATGCCCAGCCTGACACCCCATGCTTTGAGTGAGTGACTACCCATGAGTTTACGAGGGAACTCAATTGCTTGGTGGTCAGTTGACATCAAATCCCCGAACAACAGTCGGCTCATCACCAGAGTGTCTCGCACTTCGGCTTTGGGATTGAAGTCGGGGTAAAGACGTTTAAGGGCACGAAGATCAAACTTCATAATGTTGTGCCCAATCAGCATCTCTGCTTCCTGCATGAGTTGCAATGCGTCACCGTTCTCCATGATCTCCGGCTCTTTACCGTCGATGCTCATGGCAATGCAATGGCAAGTCTTCAAGCCACACAACGTGTTGAAGTCTTTGATTGCATTCGTTTCTATGTCAAAGATTATTCTCTTCGGCATACTGCAAAATCTCCTCTACCTGTTCTCTGTATCCCATGTCAATTAGGAGGTCACGAATTTCTGGAATCTGTACCAGACCCAACTTGAGTCGTGGAATCAACGCGAACTTTTCGATCTGCTCCACACGCTGCCGGGTGATGGGGCGTTTCTCTTGCTCGCTGATGTGCTTGGCAATTTTGGTGTAGGGATACGGTGTGCCCGTCCAAGGCATGTCGCAATACTCAGCACCCTTTGCTCCTTCCACATCTTCAATCGTTTTCATGTCAGCAGGAGGATGGAACTCCAACCCCTTTCGGCAGCGGCTGAAGCCCATATTCCTGATGCGTTCGTAGTCCTTACTCGCCATTCGGAACCTCAACGATGTCGGGCGGAACCCACTCAAGAAGTCTCCCGTTGTCACGGTTGTACTCAAGAGTGCAGGCTTCTCCCGTGTCGCCAGCATAGCGGTTTTTCAGGACACGCAGGGTGAGGTGATTTGCATTCGTGTCGTCTTGCTGATTCCGCTCGCAGCCAATCACCGCGTCAGAGAGTTGGGCGATGGCGTGGGAGCCACGGAGTTGGGCAAGAGAAGTAGAACCACCCTCTTCATGTGACCGGCCTTCTGGACGGCGGAGGTGTGAGATCAGGCACAGGTGGACACCAGTCTCTTCAATCAGGCTCCGCAACTTGGTCATGGTGTTGTCAATCATTCGCCGCTCGTCGCCTTCGCTCAGAGCAGACACCACGATGGAAAGGTGATCAATAAAGATGAATTTGCAGTCCATCGCACGGGCCATGTAACGGACTTGATTGAGAAGGTTACTCGGATCAATAGATCCCCAGTGGTCGTACATCACACATTTGCCAGAGCCAACGGTGTTGTCAAAAGCCTCACGTTTCATCTCCATAGTGATGCTCTCGTCCCACAGGTGCGGGGGCTTTGCCATGTGGATACCCATCAGACATTCGGATGTCTTACGGATGGACTCTTCAAGGGCGATGTATCCCACCTTCTCACCCACACCCATCAGGTGGTACGCGAGTTCACGGGCAACCGATGACTTGCCGACACCAGTGCCTGCGGTCAGGGTCACCAACTCGCCGCCACGCATGCCGAACAACTTCTCGTTGATGCCCGCCCACGGGTATGACACAGACTTGATGTTCTGCTCTGCCGAGATCAGATCCCAACAGTCAGCACCATCCACCACACCGTCGGGCCGATACGTCTTGGCTCCATAGATGCCGTCAACAATTGCCTTGGAGTTGCCATTCATCAACGCATCGTTAGCGTCTTTGAATCCGAGTGATGTAACGATCTTGACCTTGCCGGGGCTTAAGACTTCTGCCGCTTCCTTTGCAGCCGCACGACCTTGCTCATCTTGGTCAAAGCACAGAACAACAGACTCAAAGGTTTCCAGCCAGTCGATGTTCTTGGCGATGAGTCGCTTGGCTGACTTGCACCCATTAGGAATCGAAACGCATGGGTACTTGAGTCCGAACGCTTGGTTGACGGAAAGTGCATCCAATTCGCCTTCGGTGACCACCACCATCTTGCCTTCGTTCCGCCATAGGTGCGAGCCATACAAGCCCACTTTTGTTGTTTCACCAAGCCAGACAAAAGACTTGTCACGAAAACGGAGTTTCTGAGCAACAACATTGCCTTCGCTGTCGCGGTAATTGGCAACGTGACAAGCCTGCCCGTTGAACTTACCCACTCCATAATCCCACTTTTTACATGTGTCTTCATCTATTTTTCTCTGCTTGAGATACTTGATCTCGTAGTCAATTAAATTAGCCACTTTAGGTTTCTCCACTGGTTGTTGCTCCTGCCCGTCTGCATGCTCGTAATACTCGCAGCCAAAGCAGTAGGCATGCCCATCGTCGTAACGGGCAAGATTGTCCTTACTCCCACACTTGGGACAAGGCTCGTGTCTGAGGAATTCGCTCAACTTCCTTTACTCCAATCAGAATGCCGGGGGTGTCCCCGTATTGCTTCGTGGTTCCTGAACAGACGATTTGATCGTCATCGAACCACAAGAACCGATTGAACGAGTCGAGGGTTTTGAAGTAGTTGTCAACGTCACCACGGGGAGCCAATCTATTTGTCTTCTTAGGAGAAGGCAAGTAAAAACTGGCGAACATTGTCAGCCACCCACTGAGGGGGAACAAGTCAGGCAGTGTCGAAGCATCCTTCAAAGTCTCCACTTGTTTTCGGAATGCTGTGTATCTCTTTCCGTAGTAGACCCTGCCCTGCCTCGTGACACGGGGTCTTGAGGCAGGGACAGGTTCCACAGGTATCCAGACGATATGGGAGCCATCTGGACGAGGAAGAAAGGATATTTGGTTAGAAGGGGATGTCGTCGTCGGAAGCATGGGAGGTCTGAGTCTCCACGCTACCTGAATCAAATCCGTCTTCTTCTTCAAAGCCGTGAGCCGAAGCATCACCAGTCTTGCCGGTGAACTCCACGAGGTCGATCACTTGCACAGCCTTGAGTCGGAGTGAGACACCGAGGCCAGCCAATGCAGTGTGGTAAGGAACAATCTCGCAGGACACTTTGATCTTGCTCCCGCCGCCGATGTTTTCGCTGCCGTTGAATGGCTTCGCCTTGGCATCGAAGATGGCTGGCTTTTGGTCCCAAGTCTCGGAACCTTTGCCACCCTTGGCTTTGAGTTTGAACTTGACGATTCGCTTGGTTGCATCTTCGTCGTGTTCGGTGATTGGGTTTGCACCCTCTTTGAACTTGGTGTTGGGCTTTTGAGATCGGATCTCGTCAGCCAACTCGTTCTTGGCGGTTTCAATCAAGCCTTCCAACTCTTCAACAGCATCAGCATCGAGAATCAGTTGGGTGGTGTAAACGCCGTCTTCGTCGAACTTTTTGTCCGGTTCAGACAGGTGCGGGTAACGGGCAATGCCCACGCTAGTTGTGTACTTGGTAAGAGTACGTCGCATAAGGAATCCTTTCAATTCCAGTAGTAAGGTGAGTCCATCACCTTGGTGATATCCAAGTCCCCACGTTGGGGAGCGGAAGGTAAGTGTACTCCAGATGGCAACATGGTCAAGAACATTTCTTCGATTTTTCCAAGCATGTCATCTGAGAAGATTTCAACGGTGGCTTCACGCACCGCAATGTTGAATTGGTCACAGTCAGTAGCGAGAACAGAAGCAGAGTCGTGAACACCAAAAATGTTCTTGACATCTCGCTCCAAACATTTTAGCACCGTCAGGCCAAGAATACCACCCACCCCATCCAAAGAGTGAACAAGGTTTGCACAGATGCCATTCACGGTCTTCCGCTTACTTGTTTCTCCATTCTCAACATTGATGCGGTGTCTTCGGACATTCCCAGCCACAATTGTTTTGACGGTCTGGGAGTCATAGTTTTCGTACCTCATCTTGACGGGGAAACCAAGAGGAGTTGTCCAACGGGGAGTTACGTCATGCTCAAGGAGAACCTTTGTGCAATCTCTGAGCCACTCCATGCAGGTATGAGCAGCACCAACAACTTCGTTGATTGCTTCCCAGATCAAAGCAGACAGAAAGTTGCACGGAGCGTATGTCTCATCACCAAAGGGATTGTCTCTTCCTGCTTTCAACTCTTTGTAGAACCACTCTGCGGTGTAAGACTGACAGGAGTAGAAGGTAGAGCCATAGCACAGAGTCATTGTCTGTCTCTTTGTGCATGAACGAGTGATCCCAAACTCAAGCCACTTCTTTGCGTATGAGTCAGAACTCTCTTGGAGTTTCTGAATAACGCGATCAGCCACCAACTGATAAGTATCAGATGGCTCGCTGTCCGGCAGGACGTTTGTAGACAAGGCAGACACTGGGTCTTTAAGCAGCATTGCGTAAATCTGCAATCCTTGTGTTGTCGCATCGAGTGCGACGGGGAGCGTAGTGCGGAACGAAGATCCCTGCAAGTGCAGTTCTGAAATTTCGTGACACGCCGCCGCAAAGCCAAAGGGATCGTCTGCTTTTGTCCAATCCATATTTGAGGTGATTTCAGTACCCACGGCTCTAATCATCTCGATATTGTCTTCACTCCACTTGTATCGCTCAGTAAAGGACTTTTTATCCATGCCCCACTTGTTGGCTGCATTGATGTAGAGCCACCTAACACCCGAATCTGTGATTTTAGCCCCGTCCTCAAACCTGAGAGTCGCCTTCGTCCACGACGGGCCTTGTGGTTGCCAATAGTGAGGTATGTAGTACCACCGGCCTCGGAAGTCCAGATTGCCGGGGAAGTAGACACGGTTGTCTTTGAACCGCTCCATTACCTGCAAGGTCTTCATCACCTGCAATCTCTTGGATTTCTGACGCTCGTTATCGAAGTGGATTCGGGCAGCATCTTTCCGCCACCTCTTCCTTGCCTCCTGATTGGTGTCAATGTCCAATGGCTTGTTCGGAAGTTCCGCCTCCTCCATTGAAGGCAGACCTCCAACTGGTAGAGCCTTTTCCCAAGCCCAATTCAAAGCGGCAGCGACTGTAGTGTGATAGCGAACGGGCACTCTCTGAAGAGTATTCACTACTGCATACACATCCGTCATTGGGGTTTCACCCAGTTCATCGAGGTAGGCAGCGTCCTGCGTCTTTACCAGCGGTCGGTGGCGAATGTTGAGAGTACCGTATCCCCCGATGAACGGGTTGTTCCAATCAACGGGCCTTTCGACCGACGGCAGCCAGACGGGGAACATGATCTCAGCAGATTCGTGACCGTCCCTCATCCATTTCAATACTGACGCAGTTGGCTGGACGTAGGTGTACGATTTTCCCCTGTGATCTTTGCGGGTGACGATCTGGATGATGCCGGTGTACTGCTGCATCAGTTCGATCAGGGTCAGGCCGACAGCGACTGCATCTCGTTTATCCCAGCGACTGAGGCCCATGTCGTGGTATTTCAAAGTCTGGTTGATGAACTTGCTTTTAGTTCGCTGAGATTTGTGCCGATCAATGACACGGTGCATTTGCTTCCACAGGGCTGGCTCCTGTTCAGCGACTGCCCTAAACACCAACTCATCCTCCAAGAGGCGAGCGATTGCGGCGGCGGTGGGTGTGATCTTCTTCTCCATACTGATCGAATCCAGCAGCGACCGGGCGGTGATAGTGGCGACAACACCAGCGGGCAGCATCTCAATGTAGGGAGCCGACCGATGCCTGCGGCCGGGCTTGGAGCGAGAAGTGGACAGCCAAGACTCGATACCTTTCTCAAGATCAACGACCGCACCACTGAGAAGATGACGACCTACCGGAGTGGTGGTTTCCATCTTTGTCTCTTGGGCACGCTTGACCTTGTGGCGGTAGCGATCCTTGCCGAGTTGGATCATCTCCTGCTCTAGCCTGTCCTGCGAACTCATAGGGGGATTGTACCAAAAAGAAAACCCCCACGGCGGACTAAACCAACCGTGGGGGCCACAAGGAATTTTGGATGTCCAAATTTTACTCTGGGTTCAGTGAGATTGTTATGGCAGAACGAGTTTCCATCCAAACTTTTGCACCGCAATTGAGTGGTTTGTCGGGCCGATACACGACCTGACTGACACCGTGAATGTCAACCGACCAGCCCTTGTGATTCCCGTCGGAAGTCTTGACGGTGATCGGGGGCTTGCGGTCCTCACTCTTGGAGTTGGCACGAATGACATGCTGGTTGATGTGGATGCGTTTGAGTTTGCCCTCTGGCAAATATGTCTCTGCACCCTCACTGGTGATCACAGTGTGGTCAACCTTCATTATCTCAACACCCGGGGTATGCAACGGACTGTCCATTGGGAACTCACTCATCATAATCCTCCTGCTTTGGTATGTACTCCAGCACCATGACTCCACACTCTGAACAAGTGTGATTGTTGACGATCAGAAAAGAGTC